TTATTCATATGGTCGATACTTTTCACGCAGCTGCTCCGCCTCTCGCTTACGCTCTTCTACATCCGATTTGAGAAAGAGACGAACTGACCCGGATTCTTTAATCGGCACCAGCTTTTGACGCTTCACTAAAGATGAAAGGTTTTGTTTCGAACCTCCAAGCATCTCCACTGCCTCTGCCGATGTCAGCACGTTTTCATTTATGATACGGATCAGTTCATCCCGTTCCATCAAATCACCTCATAAGCAATATTATAATTGTAGCGACACTTAGACCCAACGAAAGCAGGCTAATGATCAAAGTCACTTTAGTTATTTTTGACATACTCATGATTATACATGCTCCCTTCTTGTCATGCTATAATAAGGGAGAGAAAGAGAAGGAACTCACACGGTCGGCCTTTGGGATTAACCGACCGTGCTTGCCTCAAGTCCTGGCTATTTGCGAAGGACTATGATGAGGTTGACTACTGCAGTAAGCAAGCTGACGATGGCCGTGAGAAGCGTAACCAGCTTGTCTACTGGGAGTTCCTTTTTCTTTCTCTTTTTTTTCTTCATTCTTGTTCTCACCTCCTGATAATAATATACCATATCTATTTACTCCGGTCAATAGGTATAGTATATTTAAAGAGGTTAAACGACAAAAAAAAGGCACCGCCAGCGTTATCCCAGCAGTGCCCCTTTTTACCGATGCTATCGGATTTAGTTATATAGTAACCCAATTCGACATTTTTGTAAATTGTTTGAAAAATATCTAGAAACATTTTCCTAGGTCTGATAGACTATACGCATAGTCACACAATAACAGATTATGGGGGAAGTAAATTGAAAACATCTTTAAAACTGGCAACACTCGCTATTGCTGCAATCGTGGTTCTGTCTGGATGCGGATCAGAAAAAACAGCCATCAAGGATGATAATCCTGCACAGGCTAAAGTTGAAGAAACAGCAGCACCAAAAGTAGAACCTGCAGCAGCTGAGGCAACCGAAACCGAAGAGCCTGCAGCCGAAGAAGTTGAAGCAACTAATCCGGATGACATCTGGACGTATTACGACAATGCTACTTGGTCCGATGATTTTAACGGCGTAAAATCCAGCATTGAAACAGTAGTTGTTACCGACAAAGCACCTAAAGACTATAATGAAAATGATCTTACTGCATCCGCAGTAGGCGTTAAATTCAAGATTGAGAACACAACAGATAAGCTTTGGACTACATACCCAGACCAAGCAGAACTGATTACATCCACTGGTGAGCAACTACAAGCAGATATGATGGTATCCGATCATCTGGGTGGAGAAATTGAAGAAGGCGTAATTAAAGAAGGAAACGTTATTTGGTTCTTGGATCGCGGCCACGCTGCTGACGTGAAATGGGTCAAAATCAAGTGGTATGTAACAGAAGGAGACGGTTTCTCTATGGATGCGAAACGTCAGGAGTATTCCGTTAAACTTGAATTGAAATAGTGGAGGTAATATACAGTGAAATTCGGATTCCGGAAGCCAAGTCTTAGAAAGCGAGTGTCGGCCCGAACCAGTATCAAACGTCAGATCATACACCGGGCCGGGGTTAAGATGCCTCGCGGTTACGGATGGCTGCGGGATCCTAAGAAGGCTGTATATAACAAGGTGTACAGAAAGACAACGTTCGATATCTTCTCGGTCATCAAAAAGCTGTTCAAATAAAAATAAAGCCCTGTCAGCTGCGTGCTGATAGGGCTTTTGCATTTCCAAGCGATTGGGATTATGGAGTGTCCAATCTTGCTGTTTTGCTCTTCTGGTCCCAAGCGATTTTAGAACCGGAGATATTGTCTCCTGCAGCACGTAAAGGAATAAGTACTGTGCCATCGACTAAAATTGCACCCTCAATTTGATTACCGTTGACGATAGCTGTTACTTTGTCTTCGGCTTCCTTCGTATCAGGAGTGTTAAATAGGTCAAGCTCGGCCTGTCTACGCCGCACCAGACCATTTAGAACCTTCCCCCCTGCCTTATTGTACTTGGTAATACTTGCAGCAATTTGGGATATTGTCCGGTCGTTACACAGCTTCTTCAGGTTAGCCGGGCCTGTATTGTAACAAAAGCTTGTGAGTGCATCGAATTGATTCTGAGTGAGCTTGTCCGTAATCGGGACATAAGAAGGGGTATTTACATACGCTTCGTATTTAGCCAGGTCAGACAAAAGCATAGCGTCAGCCTGGGCCTGTGTGATGGTCATACCTTGTTTTACATCCGCTCCGTAATGCCCCCACCCAATTGTCCAATATTGTTCAGTTGAAACGGGTTTATATGCCGTGAGCTTGCAGCCTTCAAATGATTTGATTAATTTAATGCCTGCATTCGATATTTTCCGCATTATCTATTACACTCCATTCATTAATTAGACTGCTGGTTTTTGAGTCGTATCATCTTGTGGCGGATCTGGAAGGTTTGGATTTGTCGGTACAGAAGATTTGGATTCAAATATTTTCACCGCATTCCGGAGTGCGTCCGGCATAGGTAAGCCCATACGTCCAGCATTTTCAATTACTGATAATAGCTCATTAGCGATATAGAAAAAGACCACGGCATCCTGAATATATCCAGTATTACCCCAAGCTAAATCTATATAGTGGGAAATCGTCACAATAAGGAAGATAGCCGCCTTTCTTGCGATCCCTTCAAAACCCACCCGGCTGCGCAGCTCGTGCTTGATCCAAGCAGCTGCCCATCCTGTCAACCAGTCCACAACAACCAAAATTAAGAGTAAATGTATCAACATGTTCCACCCTCCAAATAAGTATCCGGTGCCAGCCCCCAAGGCTGCCGATATCATTTTAATGACATTAGATATCCCCTCGTTCATCCCGCTTCCTCTTCTCTCTATGAAATAGAAAAGCCCCCTGACCACTCCAGAGGGCATAAAAATAGCGCTCCATATTCGGAACGCTTGTTACTCAGTAATCAAAAATTCAAGTCCACTGTCTGTAAGAATCTCTTTAACGTCTGGTTTCAGTGTAGTGGGTACCGCTTTGTATTCAGTTTTACCCAAGATTACACGCTGTGCAAAGAACATAGCCATCATATCTGTGTCACCTCCTTTCAGGAATAACCATATGAGTAACCGCCAGATCACTGGTAAACCTGAGCGGCCATTTCAGCAATAACGTCCTCAATAAAGTCTGCTCGTTCAGACAAAGCAGCGTTTTGGGCCTTCAACAAAATGTTTTCTTGTTTGAGTATATCCAGCTCTGAAGGTTCTTCAGGCTTCGGCTTGGTTAGCTCGTCAATCTCTTCCTGGCTTAACCCTTCGATCCACAAATCCGGAAAAACGGGACCGACATAATGCGGTGCTTCTTCCCTTTCTTCTTCAGGCAATTGAAGCCATGCTTCATAAAGAGCTTGATACTCAGTTCGTGCTTTCTCTTCCTCTTCGAGATACGCGTCCCATGCCTTCAGATCAAACTTCGGCCGAAATAGTCCTGCAGGGACCGGCACGCCTACGATATAACCCGCTATCTCTGGTTCAGCCTCTTGCTCGTCTTCCGGTTCCTCAACTTGTTCTGGTGCTTCCGAATCGAATACCGGAGGTTCCGGCTCGACATAAAAAGGGACGACACCGGAAAAGGCATCGTCCACCAACTCGTCCTCCAAATAGAGGCCGTCTGTATTTACTTTAGGTACGGCTTTCATATAATCACTCCTTTATTGTTCGGCTAAGAATGACAATGCAATAAACATAAGTCCGTTGTAAAACGTAGGAGTTCCAGTCGTTCCTAATTGAATAGTCCCGTCATTAAGAACGTCAATAAGCCCCATAGCGACCGTGGTACCGTTGGATGAATATGAGATGCACGATACTGTTAACGCCGGACGATATCCTACCGGAAGATTACATAAGGCTGTACCTGATGTGACCACGCCTGACCTTATCACACCTTCCAGATGAACAACACCTTGCGAATCTTTGTAATACCTCAATGTCGGTCTGGCTGTAGAATGGCGCACCCACGAATTTAGTAATGTTGGCGTAATCCACGCTGGGCTGTCCCTCTCGGCCTTCTTTGACTCCACTACGCTAATACGTGCATTCGCTTGTTGAACGTCTTGTATCAAGTCCGTAAGCAGTGACTTTTCGTTGTCCGGTACCGATCCGACGAATGGAGCCGCCGGTGACTTGTCCAACATAAAGTATGTTACGGCGTACGTGGCTGACGGATCGTATTTATCCGATGCAAGGCTTGCTTTTTTATTGCCGTATTGATTGTTCCCCGAATAAATGGTCCATTTGTAGTCCCTTTGATTGTTACGGAATATAGCAAGAATATCCGAGACTTTGTATTTCAAGGGTTTACCATAAACCGTATCGTTTAAATAGTAAGTATTTGAATATAAACCCGCTGTATTAGGTTCACGCAACACGATACCCGTTCCGACTTCAACTTGGTTATTGCCTTCAATTAACGTCAATTGCCCTTCTGACGTGATCGGTTCGACAGTTGGCGTTGCAAGTTGATATACGAGTTGGTACGGCGTGTAAGTTGTCCCAACCGAATCTGTTCCAGCGAATACGCTCGGCACAGCATCCAATACTCTATCGGATAATTGCAATGTAGCAGAACCGTTGACGGTTACCATCGTGATTTTATACCAAACTTTACTCCCCGTACCTTCATATGGCGCCGTCCTGTTCCCGCCTTGAACGCCCATCTTCCATCCCATGAAATACGCCTTAATCTCGTCGGTTGTCGGTGTGTATGCGTCTCCCCATCCGCTGTCTGCGTTGGAAATGGAAAACGCAAAATTACTATTAAGTTTATCAATCGCCCACCCGTCAGCAGCGGTTTCGTGAGATCCCCAAGTTAGGATTTTTCCATCGTATTTAACAGCGGCAGTCGCTGTCATGGAGGCATAATCATAAGAAGTTCCGTCCAACTTGGGATAAACAGTTGTATACCCTACTTTGTGGCTTTTTACGGCACTTATAATTTTCTCTCCATTCAAGTCTACCTTGTACCATTTCTTCAACTTGAAATATTGCCCGTCCTTCTCGAACACTTCGTCAGCATTCGTCCCGGTTAATGGATCAGCGTATAGATCCGTTTGCAATGCGAGCATAGCATCTTCACGCGGTTTGAATGGTTTGGCAGTAGTGCCGATAGTCAGCATTGGATTTTTAAAGGTGAATGCTCCTGTAACTGTCCCTGTAGCTAACACTTGGATATGTGTTGCATTTTCTGGAGCTGCCATTGTTTGTACTAATGCGTTTGCAGGCGACCAACTTCCTATGCCGATTCCTTCAGCGTTTAAAAACCTAAAATTGATATATCCGCCCGACACGTCACTTGATTCATAAGAAAGTGTGTAATCTTGCCCAGTCACAACGGGTAAGTTGATTGAAGTGCCTCCGCCCGAGGCCGTAGCAGTTCTCGTAGCATCATAAGGACCATTAAGAACAAATTTTTGCGTCCCCACTGACCATTCGTAAAAAGGCGGTAACAAGTTTTCCCCATAACGAATCGCGTACGGATTTCGCACAGGTTGAACGCTATCAACGTAAGGATACTTAGCGGCGATTTGTTCAGCCGTCATGTCGGTTTCGAGGGCGGAGTACTCATCTGCGCTAATTTGATAGATACGGTAAGAATCAATATAAAATGCAGCGCCTGTAGCTACTGATCCTGCTGTATAAACGTCCATGTATGCTTTCATGTTGTTACCCATTTCGGTCGGCGTATAAGCCCGCCAAACAAGCCCAGACGCGCCCGCTAAAATTGTTCCTGATTTTGCTCCGCTAATCGCAACAGAACCATCTACTGTTACAAGACGAGTTGAGAATGATTGGGTTGTTTCGTTTTTAATCCAAGCTATCGCGATATAGTACTTACTTGGATCTACGTTTGCCATTTCCGATGCAGGTGTTCTCACATAAATCGGACCAGCAGTCCCGCCTTGCGTTACTTTAAAGCTATTACTTCCGCTATTAACGTTTGTCGTGGACAATTCAATTGTTGCTGATGTACTCTTTGTCCATCCGGTAATAAATTCGCATCCGCCTACACGTCCCAACAAGTTAACCAATGTTTTGCCTTTAATGCTGTTCAAGTTGAACGGAGCATTTCTTTTCCCTTGAATTACTTGAAGTCCAGGTTGAAGAGTGACTTCACTACGTTCTGATGTGTCTAACCTATCGGAAAGTTTACCGAACTCCTTTTCAGCATAATCTTGATTCTGTAACACATCATCCTGAATATCCTTTATAGCCAAGTCAACAATGGATTTCTCTGCTGCTTTTTCCTGCAGCTCCTTCAACGCCAAATACGTCCAATTAAACACCCAGTTAAACCATTGTGCAGGTGGTTTCATTCCTGGTTGAAATCCTGTCTGTTTCTGCGTTTCAGAAGGTTCAATCCCTTCCGCTTTCCATTCTGGCAAGTTCTGTGTAAAAGACACTTGATGGCCTCCTTTATATCTATATTGGCAACTCCGTACTCGTACCAGCTTCGTATACAGCTCCGAGTTTCCCGCCAATCGATTCATCGTTTATATCTCCAAAGCCCGTGTTTGGATCGTAGGATTCAGGGAGGCTCCCAACCTCGAATGTTCCCTCCAGCTCAATGCTTTGAACACTCACCCCAGCCGCAACGGTTTTGGATATGATTTGCACAAACTGGCTCAATTCAATTCCGGAAGAAGCCAATTTTTCTAATGGTAAACGCATCAGGGAAATTGCAGCCGGTTCGGGATCAAGTGGGTCATAAAATTTCTGCTGAATCTTGATATCCGAGTAATTGGCACCCACGGCCAAAGCAATAACCCGGATAATCGTGTTCACATCCCCTTTACTTAGGTTCCGGGCAATCTTGGACTTGATCATAATGCGGTACACTTCATCAGAAGCTGCACCGCGTTTCTGGCCCACATTGCCACCGATCAGATCCAGCGTTGTTCCCTTCGCCTCATCAATGTCACGCCATGTCTCAATTTTTTCGAAATCCTGTTTTAACTCATTCATGGGTTCGCTAACTATTCGAAGCAGCTTACCAATATTACTGTCTGGATTCTTGGTAAAGACATCCGTTAATTTCTTAATCAAATCAGCTGCTGAAATCATCGGTTACCACCTCGATCCAATCAGCTGCCGTCTGAGCAACTTGGAATACCTCGATTGGGATATTCCCGGCCGTGTATGTCTGTCCGTCCTGCGACAGCTCCAAGGACACATCCTCGACCCCTGCAATCTTGTATATCGTTGATACCAGGCGCATCAAGATAACGTCATCGTTCATACTCAGGCCTGCGTACACTGTGCCGTCCGCATCGGTGCCGCCAATGAACTGTGCAAGTGCTGAAACCACCTGCCTATCCCCGTCTGCCGGATATGCTGCCGTTTTGAAAATGTGTACTTTGATATGAATCGGAACCACCTCAGCACGGGAAAAGGATACAGGTTGTTCGTTACCACTCAGATCCTTTAAAACTACGGTTGTATCTCCATAGGATTCAATTCCCGCCGAACCCACAGCAAATATGGCTGAAGCAACATCGTTATCTTCGCCACCAAGTACATACACCTGATAGGACTTCGGAGGCCTTCCGGCAGAGTCTGTATCCTTTGTTTTATTTTCAATGACTGCAGCAGCCCGGACGCCTGTGACACGAAGAACGGAACCCCGAATACTATCCCCGGTAGCTGATCCACCACCAGCGACTGACAGCGCAAATAGCTCCCTAAATTCCGGGTCAGTCTGCTTAGCCCGGCCGCGTGACGTAGCTGCAACATTCGTTACTGCAGTAACATCCGGATTGGGATTTACGATGACTGTGATAAGCCCTGCAGCCACGTTGCCGCTTGTACCTGACTCCATGGCCTCAATAGGGACGGTCGCCTTGCCTGCAGCATCGAACACCGCTGGTTCCAGCGTCTCAAACTGTACATCCCCCTCTGTAGCAATCAGAAAGCCGTCAGCTTGTGTGTACCCCGGCGTTCCCGTCAGGGTAACTGTTCCCACTGCGTATTGGTCCAGAACACGAGTGGCCCCCACATATGGTCCAAGTCGGTCCAAGCTTCTCCCCTCAGCTGTGTTTACAAATCCGCTGAAGTAAACTTTCTCTGCCAGTTCATGAAGGATTGCTAAAAACCAAGCGACAAGCCGCAAAATGATACCAAGAGGTGATTTCTCACCTGTATTCACTTTGTCGCCCCATGCTTCCTTGGCCTTGTCCTCCATTTCCTCGAACAGATCGGCAAATCGTTTCCGTTTAAACCCTGTTTCATCCAACACCGATTTCCACCCCCTCCTGTTCCACAACCTCACCATTGGTGCCAGTAGCCACAAAAGCAACGGTCATTACCCTAGCCCTCCGGTCAATACTGAAGGTGATTTCCTCCACACTCTCAATACGCTCGTCTTCCAATAGCGCCCGGTTCAGCTCGTCGCGCATTTCTTCCTCGTTGACTTCCTTGCCTCTGAACAGATCAAAATCAATCCCTAAATCCGGATTCAGGAACCATTCCCCTGTTCTGGTCCCGAGTCCAATTTCACAGCACTGGGCCAGCTCTTCGGTTTCTTCTACCAACAGCAGCTCGCCTGAATCGTCAAACTTAATATCTCCATTTACTAACTTGAGAGACTGCATCCAAACACCCCCACAATAACAGCGTCATTCCGATCATGTGCCCGGTCTGTATCCGGAGAAGCCACAGCGCCTGTTAAGGCGTTTCGGATCTCGTTATCAGCAAATTGCACCATGACGACATCCCCCGGATGCAGAGATGGCTTGTATTCCTTCTCTACGCCATCAACCTTGTATCTATGACCCAACGCCTGAGCGTTCAGTATCATGGCTGGATCATCCGATGTCGTCCGGATCAAAGGCTGTACATCAGCCGTACAGGTTGTTTCATCAAACTTGATGACTTTACAAGGTGTACCACAATGGATATCAGACATAGCTTTATCAATCAGCGACTGAAGCAGCTTAGCCATGGCCGCTGCCGGATCCACTTTGCTCAAATGATCGCCTCCATATCTGTCTTGAAATCCCCGGTACGGCTAAACGTGTGGGAACCACTCCGGACATGGAGCCTGCCCGAGAAAGCCCGGCTTTTCAAATCAATCGCTGAAGCCGTAGTAATCCGGTATTGCAGCTGAGATGAAAGGTTATAACCTTTGGCCCCGCTCTGCTCAAATGCTGCAGGCGTTCCGATCAATCCCGTATCCGAATTGAGCTTGAACAATTCGTCAGCTCCTCGGCGCAGGCTTCGGATATATAGCTTGCCTTTGTTGATGTAGCAGCTTGTCCCGCAGTCTTTGCACACCTTGGATATGATTTCAGTTACCGCACCCTTGGCGCTGTATCCGTCCTGGTATCTGTAGTCATGATTCAGTTCCATTTGAGCGATAGGCAAACCAATGTAATTGGCCATTTGCTTGATAATTGCACTTCCTAAAGTGTTTTTAGCATAGGCTATTTCCTTTACCTGACGCTTGGACAGATCCACACCGTCAAGCACACGGATAGTTGTAATCTTGTCCACGCCTGACCATGCCGTGAGGACATCGGATATATAGCCATGCAAGATTACTCCAATGTCTCCCTTGTATCCGGCATTGACCATCAATACCTTGCCCCGCTTGATGTTGTTTAGGGTTGTATCAGAGAGGTTCCAAATCTTAATTTCAGCCTCATTCGGTAATGGGTCATTATCAAAGGGAATAGAACCTTCAATGTTGTAACTGTCCATCGAAAATTTCATGCCCTCCGTCATGACTTCAACCACACGGCCAAAGTTATTCTTCATCCTCATCACCTTCGATCAAATATAAAAAGACGCTCTCGGAGAGCGTCCGCCAGTTCACTGTATTTTCCGTTTCGGACTGATCGTAAGGAACAATCGGCACCTTTGGGAACCGGTTGTCCATGACGTCATAAAATAGAGTCGTCCCATAGACCAGCTTTTCGCCAGTCACCAACTTTTCCCCATCCTTTTCAAGATCCACTGTAAAATAATCGAACTGCTGATTATAATGCACCTCAAATGTGAAAATCTCGTCCTCAAGCGAAATATCAAAACGGTAGGGTATCAGATCCTTTTCAATATCGATGTATTCCATAATGCCTCCCTATGCCCAAGGGCTATCAGGTTTAAACTTCACTTTCTTTACGGGTTCTTTGGCCTTTTTCGTTTTAGAAGACTTCGATTTATCCTTGGTTTTGTCTTTCGTCTTGTCCTTGGTCTTATCCTTGGAACTGGATGTCTTGTCCTTCGTTTGCTTGGTGCCCGAATTGACTATTTTGACCGTTTGAGCCTTTACAGGCGTGGGCAGCTTAGCCGAGTACGATGACTTGGCAATACGTACCTCCGTCAACGTGAATGATATCGTATAGCCATCCGCAATCTGATTTGTATGCCCGGTTGCCAATCCGGAAATGATCCCTGTAAAGGCCATACGGCCAACATATTTGACAATTTGCCCGGAATCAGATGCCTTTTTTAGATACGCGAGTATCTTGGAAGCACCTGACCCTGCCACCACGCCTGTAATCCCCATCGTCCTGGCTTTCCGCTGAACATGGTCCGTCATGTCGATATCTTTTTCTACAGGCTGCGTGGTAATGTCCACATCAAAGGTTGGGCTTTCTTGCTCAACCAAAATGTAATGTCCATCTACTTTAGCCATTAGATTCCCTCCAATTCAGGAGCCTGTAGCCCCATACGCCGGAAAGTCTCTTCCAAGACGGCCTGAACCTGACGTCTTACCTCTGATGCAACATCGGAAGCAACAGAAGCTGAAGCACCATCTGCCTTAATGTCGATATTCACATCAAATTTGAATGCTGCGCTCTGTGCTGTCCCGGCTTCAGGATAACGTGCAGGAGCGAGAGATTTCGCAGGTGCTAAAGTCGATTGACCGACATCTGGCACAATCTCTTCTGTAACATCAGCGGAAGCAGCAGATACACGGCCTTGTGTGTTCTCAATCCCTCGGGCCAAACCTTCACCCGTAAAGAAACCAACTTCCATCATGACACGTGATGGTGAGTGAATGCCCAAAATGCCCTTGATCTTATCCGTGATGCTGTTTCCGATGTCTTTCACCTTATCGACCACGGCGTTAGCCATGCTGCTGATCCCGTTCACCATACCTTCAATGATGTTACGGCCGATATCAAACAGGTTAATCCCTGACAGGAATCCGGTGATCCGATCCCATATCGACTTGATTCCATCCCACATGGCCGTGGCTTTCGTCTTAACAGCGTTGACCAAGCCTGTGAACATGTTCTTGATGAAATTCCCAATCGATTGGAATATTGCAACAGTTCCAGTTTTGAGTGCTTGCCACTTGGAAACTAACCAATCTTTAATAGCTCCCCAGTTCTTGAATATGGCAATGGCTATAACAATCACCGCTATGATAGCAAGAACAACCCATGTGATAGGGTTTGCAAGGAATGCCGCGTTCATAGCCCACTGAGCTGCCGTCATAGCCCATGTTGCAGCGGTGGAAATGATCATAACTGCCTTTTGAGCAGTCCAAGCAATAATGGTTGCTGTAACGGATGCCACAACCGCCCAACCTTGGATGACATATCGAACCATTGAGAGAACCATTTGCCCAGTCATTACAGCAGCATTAGCTATCATTTGTGCCTTGGACAACAAGAACGCCCCTGTCATTCTCGCGCCTGTTATCATGGCTTGAATACCCGTTTGAACGAGTGCTGGTAGCAGTAATGTTGTAACAATCCCGACCACTGCACCAATCGTGCCTTGGTTATCCTCTAATGTTTTCTTGAAATCTTGGAACGTGGAAACCGCATTATCTTTGAATTCAATGATCTTCGGAACCAGCTCATTAAACTTGTCATAGACGAATTTAACCGCATCGCCTGTCCAATCTAGTGCAGCACCTATGCCGTCACCAATAGCATTACCAACCGCCTCAATCTGTGGTTGATGATCAGCCATCCACTGACCAAACTGATTAAAGTAAGGTAGAAGTTTTTCACCAATCGGTATTAAAATACTGGTTTCAATCTGCCTGCCAAACATCTGGAAAGCTTCACCGGGTTTCTCAAACTTAATCTTGTTTAACTCCGCAAGAGCATCACCCGTTGAACTGAATTGGCTTGTTGCTCTGCCCATTCCCTCAACAACCGTGGCCTCTAAATCTTCAAACTGCGTACCCAAGAGCGATACACCAATCTGATTTTTTAGAACAGGGTCTTCGACATCAGAAATCATCTGCAGTATTTGTGAGAACGCTGCTTTTGCCTGTGGTCCACCCTTGGCGAAAGTGTGCATCATCGTATCTGCATTAAGGCCCAACATCTCGAACGCTTCTATGGATGTCTTGCTTCCATCCTTGGCCCGGATGTTAAATTCCTTAACCGCATCCCCGACTTTGTCCAGTTGGAAAACACCTTCAGCCGAACCGGCTGCAAATACGTCAAACATCTCGTCAGCACTGAATCCTAGCGACTTAAACTGGTTTGCGTATTCGTTTGCACTATCCATCAGCTCATCTGACTTGTTTAAGCCCTTCTGGGCACCTTGTGCAAGCAAATCATAAGCCTGTTCGGAAGTGATACCAAACTGTTTCATCATGGTATCCACTGATTTCACAGACTCATTGATCTCGAAACCAAAAGCATCCCTGAGCAGTAACGCGCTGCGTGTGGTGTCTTCCAATTGATCGCCTGTCTGCCCGGTGACTTGCTGAACCGTTGAAATAGCTCCGCCTAGATCCGCCCAATCCTCACCAAAGTTCTGGCTGTACAAATTCTTGGCTACGTCTCTGGTTGCCTCCATCTGATCCGCTGCCATTCCCGTGGCACTCTGAATGTCAGACATGGATCTCTCAAACTCTGTTGCTGCAGCAATACCCGCAATGCCTAACCCTGCCATCGCAGCGACACCAGCAGCGCCCAAGCCCACAACACCTTTGGTCAAAGTGGAAATTTTCTTATTTCCTTCGTCCAAACCCTTGGTGTTTAGCTTAAATCCAACGGCAAACATGAGGTTGCCAATGATACCGCCTGCCACCTCAAACCGCCCCCTTAAAACAGAAAAGACGCCCGCAATGGACGCCTATTTCCGTTTCTCATTCTTCTTTTGTTGTTCGATATGAATATCAAGTGCTGCATTGGCTTCGGCAATATCATCCGGGTCCATGTTGTCCAGGTCACTGTATGTGATCGACATGTCAGACAGCAGCAATCGCCAGAGCGCCCAGTTTTGTGTGGCACGCTCTCGCGCTTGAGATTTACTCAGTTTCATTGGACTCTTCCTCGGAATCGTCCGTCTCATCGTTACCTGTAATAAAGGCATACGCTGCGCCTACGACTTCACCAAGTTCCTTGTAACCACTCGGCCCCTTGAAATCATCGATCTTTTGTTTAGGTTCAACCACGACATGGGACAGCATTTCCTCGGCAAGCTTCTCATCCGAAGCACCGCCAAATTTATTCTTGATACGGTCTGTAATTTTGGTCACTTGACGAACACCTGGGAACTGGAACGTATACTTATTTCCTGCCTTAGACGTGAATTGTTTTTGTGCGAAGTTTGCCATGAACGATCATCCTTTTCTATTTTGGTTTTTTAATTAGCTGAACAGCATATCCATCAATACAAACTCGTACTCCCGGTCCTCAGCTTCATTACCGTAAGTCCGAGACGCAGGCTTTTTGATGAATGCTTCTGTAACGGTGATGGTCTCTTTTGGTGGTCCTGCATTGATGATCGTAACAGGAACCAGTTTCCCGCTATTCGCTAGCCCGTCCAAATAGGCCACCTGTGGGCTTGTCTGCTGTAACGTAACCGTAGCTGTACCGAGTGGATTATTGACTTTCGTCCGGACGGTATCGCCTTGAGCGCCTACCTTCACCTCGAAGTTATCTTCATCCTTCTCTACCTCAACCATATCCTCCGAAAATCCGGTAAGATAAACACCGCCAACGATAACGCTGACGGCCTTGGAATCGTATGTTGTTGCTGCCATAGTCGATTTTCCCTCCTTATTTGCGGATTACGCCGCGAATAGTAGTTTCATGGATTGCCCCGGCCAGATCGAACCAAAATGACCCACCGTTGTATACCCGTTGTGCCCGGTCTGCTGGATCGGTTTGGGCACGGGTTTGGAACGTTGTTCCATACATGGGCTGCCCGTCTTCATCTGCAGCAATGATGCCCTGATTAAAGCCTTGCTGAAGCACGGTCCGTGTTTCACTCTCCAACTGAGCAATGCCCGTATCTGTAAAGCTCACTTTGTCCGTATTGGCAAACAGCCTTTGAATGGCATATTCGATGTTGAATCGGATGTAATCCTTGGAGTGAATGACATCGATCCATTCACCAGACAAGGTTTTACCTTCAGATGTTTGATTCTGCCCAGCTTTGGTCACATACGTAATAGCGCCTGCAGCATGGATCTCGCGCAGCTCCGTATCTGTAATATCCAGCGGCGTAATACCCTGCAGATATTTGAATTTCCATGTCACTGATCCAACAGGTGCAGATCCAGCCCTGCCGATCAGTGCAGCTTCTGGATAATTCGAAATATCGGTATGATAGAAAGCCGTAGTCCGGCTATAATTCTTCGCCAACAATAAGGCGACATCCGCAGCCGTGGAAGAACGTGTAAAATACTGCCTTGAGTTGTTCTGTTCAATCGCCGCCGCAAAAGCATCCACATCAGCTTGTAGCGTGGTTGTGGTAATCAGGAAATACCAATCTTCTTTCCACAAACGCCCCAGCACATCGTCAATGGTCTCCGGTTCCGTGCCAGTTTTCTGCCTAGCAATGGCAATCTCTGCAGGAGAATCATCCCCCTGATTCAAAAGCGCATATGCTGCCTTGTATTCTTCGGTGGTTTCGGTGTAATCCAGTTTGACGCTGGCCAGATCCGTGTATGTTTTGTACGGCTTGGCTGTAGCAGCTGAACCAAGGATCAACGGTTTACCAAACCCAAGGCGCGGCGTAGGTGTTTCAATCTCAATAATGACATTTACGTCTTTAGCCAATGGTCTCAACCCCTCACATGTACCGATTCAATCGGTGTGTATTCTTCTTCGATTATGTTAACGGTCCGGAAATCAACTTCAAATCCGTTCCGGCGTTCCCATTCAGTGCCCAGCTGGACATCTGTATTGGTTGTTGCTCCAACATCCACGACAACCACATTGACGTTATCCTTCAGCAGCCTATGGCCTGCAGTTTCGAACCAATCCCTTGCCCGATTCGCCAAATTGACGCTATCAAGCCGTGTCTTGGCATAGCTTTGAAACGTCGCGCTCAGCACCACGGTTCCGGTATGGATTGTTTTGTTGTTTTCTACAGTTATGGCCATGTTTCCGCGTGGACTTCCCTCATCGGTAAAGTCATAGCTGAGAAACGGATACTTTGGAACCTTGCCCGTACCATCTATCTCTATAACTGGGACGCCTATCGCACTAGACAAGCCCTCGATCATGACTTTCCGGATATCCTCAAACGGGATCATGTGTACTCACCCGCTTTAACTTGTATTCGTTGACATTGCTGTACTGGTTCCAATCCGAATCAGTTTCAACGGTGTACTGTTTTTCCTGATGCTCCACAACGTCACCGGGTTCATGCTGAAACGTTGTCAGCAACAGCCTGTCGTCCACTGTATACCGTCCGCCCTCCGTCTGGGTTAACTTATCCCCTAACGGTTGTATCGACCCTCTCAGGGCAATTCTCTGCGTCTCCGGTGGTTGATAGACGCCGACAGAGTCCCGTTCCCCTTCTCCCTCTCGAATTAGAGTGTATGGACGCTCATATTTGCGCAGGATCCGGGCTTGATTAAACCGCATGGCTATCCACCTTTCCGCCGAACCTTGAACACGATAGAATCTCGCAAGTCCATGTCCGCAATCAACAGTTTTTTGCCCTTTTTGTATCTCGCATAGATCGCAGAAAGTCCCGGCTGCTTGATCCGGTCAAAGTTCTTGACCACACGTTGCTGACCCAACTCCCCAATCTCCTGCAGGAGAGAATCAACGGAACGTTCACCCAAGGCGATTTCATTGACTCCTTGCCGCACAAGCTTGGCAATGGCTGCCTGTGCTTTCTTTTTGCCTGTGCCAATAAAGGACCGGGCTGGAATGTTCATCTTGGCCGATCCAAACTCGTGAACGCCTGCAATCATAGCCAGTTCTGCATTACCCTGAACCCCGATAACCAC